GTTTTCCAAATGATTTAATACCTGACCCAAGAGTACTTGGATATTCTGAACCTGACACAGTTACAAACAAAACATTAGCTAATCCTTCACCTTCAACTATTAGGAATTTAGGATTGTCAAAAGAGAAATTTAATGGTGTGGATGTATTTGGTTTTAAAACAAGATATTTCCATATGTGTCCTGGCGCAACCAAATTGTTTGAACATCTTGTATCTATGCCAGTGGATGACGATACTAAAGGAATGATTAGAAGTGCAGCACAAGTCGCGGATAATGTTTTTAGATTGGAAGAAGAAGTTATTAACTCAAATATGGCCACACCTGACCAATTGGAACAAGCAACAATAATGGTTGATGATTTTAAAGATATAATTGGTGAAGTAGATAAAATTACAGGAATGAAACACGATGTTTCATTTATGGATGGTCATATAGAAAAAATTAAAGAATATCTTGAAGAAGATTTAGGATATGTAAACGATTTACCACCATTTGTGGATGAAGGTATTAGAAAGAAAAAGAAGAAGAAACAAGAGGATTTTGAAACATATAATGACTATCCTGAATCGGCAGTAAACAACGCAAAGCGTGCATTAAAATATGCTGAAGAAAATGGATGGGGTTCTTGTGGCACACCTGTGGGAAAACAGCGTGCAAACCAACTCGCAAACAAAGAGAACATTTCGGAAGAAACGATTGCCAGAATGGCTTCATTTGAAAGACATAGACAAAACAAAGATGTTCCTTATGATGAAGGATGTGGTGGACTTATGTGGGACGCTTGGGGTGGAACAGAAGGAATTGAATGGGCACAAAGAAAGTTGGAACAAATTGAAAAACAAAAAATGTCCAAACAAAAATTCCAAACCGATGATGAGAAAAGAATTGTGATTGGACCTGCTATGATTCCTGATCTTAAGATATTCCGTAAAGATAAAAATGGTGACCCATACTATGTGACATTTACTGCTGAGACAATCAAGATGATTGCTGAGAAGTATATGAGAAACAAATATATTGATAATAACGATACCGAACATAATGGTAAGGCTGCACAAGATGTTTATGTGATTGAGTCTTGGATTAAAGAAGACGAACAAGATAAGTCAAATAAATACGGATATGAAGATTTACCAATTGGAACTTGGTTTGTTTCTATGAAGGTTAAAAATGATTTAGTTTGGGAAGCAATTAAAAATAAGGAATTGAACGGATTCAGTGTATCAGGATACTTTGAGGAGATAGAACAATTCTACAGAGAACAAGAATTTTTAAGAGAAGTAGCTAAAATTTTAAAAGATTTATAGTCTACTGATAATATATTATATTTCTATATATAAACATAATAAAAACAAAAAAGTATGTCAAATCCAAAAACAGCAATTCAAGAGATTAAAAACTTGATGGTTAAATTTGGTTTTATGTCAGCTGAAGAAGACAAAGTAGAAGAAACTCCAACAGAAGAAGTTGAAGTTAAATTTGCTGAGGCTAAATTAGTTGATGGTACAGTTGTAAAAGTTGAAGGAGATTTAGTTGAAGGTGCTGCTGTTAAAGTAGTTACAGAAGACGCTGAAATTCCTGCACCAGATGGTGTTCACGAACTTGAAGATGGTACTAAAGTAGAAACCAAAGATGGCGTGATAGTAAAAGTCGAAAAGGCTGAGGTTGAAGAACCTGAAGCTGAAGTTGAAATTGAGGTTAAGAAGGAAGGAATGGAAGACGAAATGTACTCTTTACTTAAAGAACTTATGGAGAAAATCTCTGATAAGATGAAAAAGATGGAGGACAAAATGTCTGAAATTCAATCTGACTTTAACTCGTTCAAAAAAGAACCTGCCGCTAAAAAAATCAACAGCGGAAAAACAGATTTTAATAAACAAGAAAATGAAAACTCAGAAGATGCAAGAATCGCAACTATTATGAGTTTCAGAAAAAACAGAAAATAAACAAAAACAAAAAAAATAGAAAAATGAAAAATTATTCAAAAGAAGATTTTGCATATGTGGTTTCAACTATTACTGGTTTTACTGACCAAACATCAACTGAGTTGATGATGAAAGCGTTAGTAGGTGGTACAACCGCTAAGGTTTCTAATGTGAAACTTGGTATCAAAGGAACACAGCAAATACAAATTTTAGATTCTACACCAGCATTCCAATCAGGTGCTTGTGGATGGTCTGCAAGTGGTGACACCACTTTCTCTCAAATCTCTCTAACAGTATGTCCTGAGAGAATCAACGAAAGTCTTTGCCCTGACGCGTTGTACAGTACTTATCAGTCATTACTTTTACAAAAAGGTGAAACTGAAGAAAGTGTTCCATTTGAAATGGAAATTGCAAATTTAAAAGTAAAACAAATTCAACAAAGAATTGAACAAAAATTATGGCAAGCAACTACCGCAGGTGGTGATTGTTTCCAAGGTTTCAAAGCGTTGTTAGTATCAGGTGCAACAGGTACAGCAGTTTCTGCTAACCCAACTGCATTCTCTGCAACTGTGAATTATGGAACTGATGGTAACCCAATCACTGAAGTTGATAAATTAATCAACGCACTTGATGCAAACGCACAAGCGTTAGAAAACTTGGTAGTGTTTATGTCATATCCTAACTACAGATTGTATGTACAAGCATTAACTAAGGCTAACTTCTTCCAAAATTACATCGGAAGTTCAGTAGTTATCGGTGGTGAGGCTAACTCATTCGCGGTACATCCAAACTCAACTGTAAAGGTATATCCAACAATTGGTTTATCTGGTTCAGGTAGAGTTGTAATCGGTCCAGCTGATTATTTCGTAGTAGGTTTTGATGCCTTAAGTGATCACGAAAAATTAGACATTTGGTGGTCTCGTGATAACGATGAAATTCGTATCAGAGGTAACTACAACTATGGTGCGGCTCTAGTTCGTTTCGCAGGAGTTAACTACTTCGCAACAAACAACATCGCTTAATCGTTTGTCAATATAAAAAACAGGGAGGTGAAAGTCCTCCCAATTTTAAAATAAACGAAAAAAATTAATAATATAAAATATGAGTTGCTATATTTCAGAAGGTGTAAGTTTAAACCAGTGTTCTGATAGTATTGGTGGTATCCAGAAAGTTTATATCGCTGGTGGAACAGGTACAACCGTAGGTGGTGTTACAGGTTTCACATATAATGGTGATGATTCTATCACAGGTGCTACTGCTGCTGCAGGAACAATATTCTATGGTTTTGAACTTAAAAGAGGTACTTCACAACTTACTCAAAATATCCAAAAGTCATTTGAAAACGGTACGGTGTTCTTTGAACAAGTATTGGAAATGGTGTTGTTTAAATACGATGCTGACAAGAGATTGATTATTGAAAACTTATCTCAAAAAGATAATTTACAAGTAATCGCTATTGACCAAAATGGTACACAGTATATGTTGGGTCAAGTAAGAGGTATGTATGTATCTGCAGGTGCTTTAACTTCAGGTTTGGCATTAGGAGACAGAAATGGTATGAATTTCACATTAACCGGACAGGAACCCGTTCCTTCAAGAGTTATCAGTGGAACATTATCATCTGTGTTCTCAGGTGCTACTTTTAATGGCTAATCGTAGATAAGGGTTGTACCTTTTCGATTATCTATATATCCACAAAAGGAGTGCGGGTACCCGCCTCCTTTTTTTTTACTATTTCGTTCCAAAATGAAAATATTTATATTTAGTAATATACGGTTATCTAAATGATTATATTAAATAAAGGTCAACAAAACGAATTGGTATTAAATATCAATAACAACTCAAGGTCAAACTTTACTGGTTATACTTTGACATTTGTTCACGCCTTATCACAAGAATCAAAGTCATATACAATCAATAAATCAAATCCCGCACAATATGCGGAGAATGATAGATATTGTGAAATTGTATTAAACTTACAAAATGCAGGCCAAGACCTTAACTATGAAGGTCAGTATCAACTTCAAATATTTGGGGATGGTACATCTTTGGTTTATACCATTTTGTGTGATGTGGTTGATACAAATCCAAATGATACATTTGTTTCATATCAATCAGATAATGAAGATAATAGTAACTACATCTATATACAAGATTAATTATGAGTGAAGAAATTAAAAAATATGAATTGAGTACGATGAGGTTTACTCAAGCACCAATTCTACCAAGATTTACAGAAGTTTTCCAAAGAGTACCATTTGTGTACTATGGTGAAGACAATATGATGCCCAATTATCTTATTACAAGATTTAACAATAGTGCAATTCACAAAGCAATTGTTTTATCTAAGGTAAATCAAATTATGGGGGATGGTGTTGTATCCATAAATAATCCTATGGCCAGTGTTAATTTGGTAAACAAGAAAGAGAATGTTTCTGAAGTAATGAAGAAATGTGCATTAGACCTTGTATTATTCGGTGGATACGCAATTAATGTAATTTGGTCAAGAGATAGAAAGAGTGTTGCAGAGATTTATCATATTGATTTTTCTAAAGTAAGATGTGGTAAAGTTAATCCTGATTCTGACGAGATTGAAAAGTATTATCATTCTTTGGATTGGTCAAACATCAAAAAATTCCCTGTGGAAGAATATGATGCGTTCAATCAAGAAGATGGTGAACCAAGTCAAATTTTATATTATAAGGCCTATCAACCTAACAATTCATATTATCCGGTACCTGATTATTCGGGTGCATTAGCCGCAATTGAGATTGATGTTAATATCAAAGAATTTCATAGTAACAATCTTAGAAATGGAATGTTACCGTCACTTTTCATTAATTTCAATAACGGTATCCCTGATGAAGATCAAAAGAGAATTATTACAAGGGCGTTGGAAGAACAATATTCTTCTGTAAATAACGCAGGTAGACCTGTTATTTCATTCAACGAGAGTAAGGAATTATCACCTGAAATTGTACAAATACCGGCAAGTTCTAACGATGGTTATTATCAAGCAATCTACGATGACATTATTAGAACCATTCTATCAGGTCATAGGATTAGTTCTGGTGAGTTATTTGGTATTAGTACAAGTGGTAAGTTAGGAACGAGAAATGAGATTGTAGACCACTCAGAATATGTTAGAAAGATGGTTATTATGCCGTATCAAAATGAACTATTACCAACATTCAATAAGTTGGTATCACTTAAATCACAAACACCAACAACATTTGAAATTAAACCATTATCTATCTATGAGGTAGGTGATGTTGTTGAACAACCTGTTGTGGAAAATAAACCTGAACAACCAATTCAACAATAACATATGGCAAATGTATTATTAGTATCTGAAGGTAAGTTAAAGGCCTTCACAAATGTAAATAAGAATGTAGATATTGATGCAATTAGGGCAGAATTATCTGTAGCACAAGATTTACATCTCCAACCATTATTGGGTACCAAGTTCTACAAACATTTGTTATCACAAGTATCTGCAACAGGTAATACTTTTAATAGTGATGAGTTAGAATTGGTTAACGAATATATTAGTCCATTCTTAATTAATGTTAGTTATTTTGAGATGATACCTCATTTACATTACAGAACGATGAACAGAGGTATTGTTGAGGGTCAAATGGAATCTGCAACAAGTGTTGATACAGAAACGATGAAATACCTTAGAGGTATCCAAAAACAAAGGTCAGACTTTTATAAACAAAGATTACAAGATTACTTAATCACCGGTGAAGGACAAAACAAATTCCCTGATTATCTATCTTATTCTACATTAGATGGTATGATACCTGATAAAAGTTCTAAATACAATTCACCGATTGTATTGAACCATACCACAAGATATGGATATTCCAAGAGAGGTTATCCTGGTAGAGGTGGTTTTGGTAATATGCCGTCATACAGTGAGATAGAATCTTCTAATCCCGATTGTTACGATTGTTATTAATTGACAATTACGGAAGTAAAATAAAGACAATTACGGAAATGAGTACAGAAATATTATTAATTATATCTAATGCACTGACTGGTTTTGCCGGTTGGTTCGTAGGTAGAAAAAGACAACAAGCAGACACAGATAACCAAGTATTAAGAAACCTTGAGTTATCTGTAAACATATATGTTAAAATTATTGAGGATCTTAAACAAGAAATTCACGAGTTAAATAATAAAGTTGAAACACTTGAAAAGAAAGTGGAAGAACTTATGGCTGAAAATCGCAGGCTGAAGAAAAAATCTTCAATTTAATGTCTTATATTTGTAGTATGAGAACAGATTTAAAAGAAAGAATAGGTGATAAAAATCCCGCATATATTCACGGGTTAAGTCATACAAAACTTTATAGTGTTTGGCGTGAAATGAAATATAGGTGTTCAAATCCAAATAATAAAAAGTATCCATATTATGGTGGTAGAGGTATAAAAGTATGTGATAGATGGTTACTACCAAATGGTGAAGGATTTATTAATTTTATGAATGATATGGGTCCGAGACCATTAAAACATTCTATAGAAAGAATTGATAATAATGGACCATATTCACCTGAAAATTGTAAATGGGCTTCAATTGAAGAACAAAATAAAAATAAGAGAAATTCTAAAAACTATAAAACTCTTGAAGAAAAAAAAGAAGCACAAAAAAAATATCATCAAGAGAGATATAGAAACTTAAAAAGAAAACAGGATTATGACAAACGAAATAACTTTACCTGAACCAAATGCAGAAGAATTAAAACCTTATAACAAGGCGTTATATTTTAATAGACTTATGACACAAATGGATTTGTCTAGTGTATTAAAAGTTAATCATATGATTCTTGCAAGTTGGATAAGTGATAATTACGATAGTGTATATCTATACGATAAAGAACTAAAATTTAAACGATGAATAAGAACGAAAAATTTAATATTATCAGAAGAATCAAATTGAATTTGTCTGATGTGAAAACAATTAAGATGGAAGAAAAAGAAATGGATAATCCCTGCTGGAGCGGATACGAACCTTATGGTACCAAAGTATTGGAAGATGGAAGGGAAGTACCTAATTGTGTTCCGGTGGAAGCCAAGAAAGTAAAACAAGGGTTTCCGATACCTTCTCCTGAAGGTGGGGAAGATGAGAACACATTTATCAGCAGATGTATGGAAGAAATTGGTGGTGAGTATGACCAAGACCAAGCACTTGCAATTTGTTATGGTAAGTTAAGAGGAGAATAAGGACAAAATAAATAAACACTAAACAAATTAAAAAACCCCGGCTCAAATAGAGTACCGGGGTTTTAGATATATTGATAATAGACTTATTTAAAATATAAGGGAAAAAAACGATTTAATCAAGGCCCATCCAAACATCATTACAAAATAAATTAAGAAAATTCCAACACACATTCCGATTAAGGTTATTAAAACCTCCACAAATTCTATTAGGAATTTTTTCATATAAAAAAGAGGACCGGGAAAGAAAAAATCAAAATGGCAGTTTAGATGAATATATAGGAACCAACCCGATCCTCCAATAATAAATATAACAAACTTTTTAAAAAGTTTCAAGTAAGTATAAAAAAAAAGCCGAAGGTACACCAAACCTCCGACCTTATATCTATAAAGATATTATTTTGATATTATTTGATTAAAATTCCATCCATTTCAATTTGTTCAATAGATATTTGGGATTTTTCTTCCAACCATTTGTCCAATTTAATTACCCTATCCTTTAAATTCTTGTCCATAGGACGAAGACAACATTCAACAAACACATCTGTCATTCGTTGAAGTTCCATTACACTTACATTTACACCTTTTGATCTGGCAAGGTCAAAGGCCATTTT